GTTATAACAGTGACATATAGGTCAGCATTGTTGTCCTATTCGCACCCTCTCGCTCTCTCTAGAATATTTCAAATCTGTCCAACATTGGCCACAATTGTACAACACCAGGTTTTGTGTACAATTATGTGACATTATTGTCACAGTAGTGTTGCAATATTGACATTGTGTGACATTATTGTCACCGATCGGATGTTCACGCTTTGTTCACCTGGTGCAATAATGTCACACTGTTGCTACAATGTTGTCACTGTTGCGCCTGGGCCACACTGTTGCACAATTGTCACACTTTGGAATGATTCTAAACTGTTGCAAGATTGTCACAGTGTTGCAAAAATGTCGCAACCCCCCCGTGCGTCGCGTATTATTATATGTCCTTTGCGTTCATTTTTTTGGGAAGTAAAAAATTGTCCAACACAACTGTTGACACCATTGTTACTTTATTGTATACTTAGTGTAAGGATACATTATCCTTAATTGTACAATATAGAGGAATAAATCTTGCCCCGTTACGCTGACTATTCCAATCCAAAGCCGATCAACAAGTCTCTTACTGAAAAGGAAGAGGCTTTTCTCATTGCTCTGGTTGATTCAAAGATGGAACCTCTGGAAGCGTTCTACGCAGCAGGTTACTCAGAGCCAAAGGAGAGCATGGCCAAACACCGCTCTAAACGGCTCCAGAAGCACCTCTGGCTGCACATAGAGAACCGGATCAAGGAGCGGGTAAGCGAGACAGCCACACTGGCTCTAAACGTCTTGGAAGACCTTATGCGGACAGCCGACAGCGAGAATGTCCGCCTCAACGCTGCCAGGGATATTTTGTCTCGCGCGGGTTACGACGCGATCCAGCGGCAGGAAACGGTATTTAAGGAAGTTCACGAGATGTCTGACAAGGAACTCGACGAACAGATTAAAGAACTACTGGACACTGAGAACGTAATTCCGTTCAAAGACAAGAGTTAAGACAACTGTGAAACAGGATGTACTGGAGCTTCTCAAGGAAAAGCAAAAACGTGTAGAGACAAACAGAATCAATTTCTACAAAGCCTATCCTTACCAGAAGAAGTTTCACTCTCAGGGCAAAGATTGTCCGCAACGTATTCTGATGGCGGCTAACCGGGTAGGTAAGACCTATTGTGGGGCTGTCGAAACCTCGTACCATCTGACAGGAGAGTATCCTGAGTGGTGGGAGGGTAGACGCTTTAAGAAGCCTGTGAAGGTCTGGGCTGCTGGTGAGAGTAACGATACAACGCGGGATATTATCCAAAAGGAACTATTTGGTTCACCTCAAGACCCTACACAACTGGGCAAAGGTGCCGTCCCCTTGGACAAGATTGTATCAACAGTGCGTAAGCCGGGTGTACCTAACGCCTTCTCCAGTGCCTTGGTTAAGCACAAGAGCGGCGGCAACTCTCAGATAGCCTTCAAGGCTTACGAGCAGGGTTTTGAGAAGTTCATGGGCGAGGCAATCGACGTTGTCTGGCTCGACGAGGAACCAAAGCACGAGATTTTCTCGCAGTGTATCACCAGAACCGCTGATACCGACGGGATTGTCTATATGACGTTTACCCCAGAGCGGGGCATGACTAGCGTTGTAAGCGCGTTCCTGAACGACCTGAAGCCCGGACAGTCAATGTGTACGGCAACGTGGGACGACGTGGACCACTTGGACGAAAAGACCAAAGAGCAGTTACTGGCGGTCTATAGTCCAGCAGAGAGGGAGATGCGGTCCAAGGGTATTCCGGTCTTTGGCTCTGGTCTTGTCTATCCGGTAAGTGAAGAAGACATAGTTTGTGAAGATTTTGAGATACCAGACCACTTTTTGTGCATAGCTGCTATCGACTTTGGTTTTGACCATCCCACCGCTGTATCGTGGGCTGCTTTAGACCCTGACGACGATATTATCTATATCTACGACGAGTACCGTAGAAGCAAGGAAACACCGCTGACCCACGCGGCAGTAATTAACTCCAGAACACCGGCATTGCCAGTGGCATTTCCCCACGACGGTCTACAGCACGACAAGGGCAGCGGAGTACAGTTGGCGCAGCAGTATCGAGATTTGGGGGTCTATATGCTCACAGAGCACTTCTCCAACCCTCCGGTTGACGGTGCCAGCAAGGGAAACAACTCTATTGAGGCAGGTATCAGTGAACTACTACAACGCTTTGAAACAGGTCGTCTCCAAATATTCCAGTCTTGCACTGAAACACTGGAAGAACTTCGTCTCTACCATCGCAAAAACGGTAAAGTCGTTCCGGTCAAAGATGACCTTCTAAGTGCAATGCGCTACGCTGCCCTCTCTGTAGAACGGTTTGGAGAGCGTGGTAAAAACAAAACAGTGTACCGTAAGTACAACTTTGACTCCAAGATTCAGTATCATTCACCAGGAATTGTATAATGCCGGTTAGAAAGGTCAAAGGTGGGTATCGTTGGGGAAGTAAAGGCAAGGTCTACAAAACTCGCGCAGCGGCAGAACGTCAGGGACGAGCAGCGTATGCCAGCGGATATGGTAAAGAACGCAAAGGCAAAGGGAAGGCGTAAACATGGCAAAGCAAGGTCTCTACGCGAACATCAACAAACGCAAGCGCAAAGGTATCTCCCGGAGCAAGAAAGATAGCACGATTTCTCCTAAAGCCTACTCAAATATGAAAAAGGGCTTTCCCAAAAAGAAAACGAAGAAGAAGTCCTGAGCATGGCGACTTACCTAGACGATAATGAGATTATCGCTCTCGTTGACACAGAGATCAACGGGAGTTCTACTTATTATGATTCTGAGATTAGCTCTCAGCGTGAAAAATCCATGGAGTACTTCTATGGTGAACCCTTTGGCAACGAGGAGGACGGGCGTTCTCAGGTAGTTGTCACCGATGTTCAAGACACCCTCATGTGGATGATGCCGTCCCTGATGCGTATCTTCACAGCCGGTGAGAACGTAGTAGAGTTTGTACCAGAAAGTCCCGACGACGTGGCGGTGGCTGAACAGGCTACCAACTATGTAAACCATGTGTTCTACAAGCAGAACGACGGTTTCATGGTGCTGTACAATATGTTCCTAGACGCGCTGATGCAGAAAGTTGGCATCGTTAAGCACTACTGGGAAGAGATTGAGGACACCACCACCGAAGAATACGAGAACCTGACCCAGTCTGAGTACCAGTCTCTGCTGAACGACGACGAGCTAGAGCTTCAGGAACACACCGAAACAATCGTAGAACGCGCTGCCATCGACCCGATGACCGGGGAGCAGGTAGTTGTCGAAGACATTTTCCACGACGCTGTGTTTACCCGAACAGTCTTTAGCGGCAAAGTAACAATCGAAAACGTGCCGCCTGAAGAGTTCCTGATTAACGCAGGTGCCAAGTCTATCGACGATGCGCGTTTTATCTGTCACCGCTCTCACAAGACCCGTAACGACCTTATCCGCATGGGTTACGACGAAGAGATGGTGTACGATCTCCCAGCTTACTCAGCCGGAGCAGACGACATCACAACGAGCCAAGAGTACATGGCGCGTCACTCGTATGACTCCACCAATACCTACCCGAACCAAGCTGCGGAAGACTCAGAAGTTCGAGTTCAAATTTTTGAATCGTATACTCGCCTAGACATGGAAGAAGACGGGACCAGTGTTCTCCACAAGATTACACACTCCGGCAATACTATCCTAGACTGTGAGCCTATCGACTACATCCCCTTTAGCTCTGTCTGCCCAATCCCGATTCCTCACAAGTTCTTTGGCCTTTCGGTGGCAGAGACTGTAGAGGATATTCAGCTTATCCGCTCTACCCTGACCCGTAACCTGCTGGACAACATGTATCTGGCTAACAACGGTCGGTTCCAGGTTGTCGAAGGACAGGTCAACATTGATGACCTATTGACCAACCGTCCGGGCGGTATTGTTCGTACTCGCGGTCCCAACGCGCTGCAGCCGATCACCACACCGGCCCTACAGCCAGCGGCTTTCCAGATGCTGGAGTATTGGGAAGGTATCAAGAGCGGACGCACAGGTGTTAACCCGCAGACGCAGGGTCTTTCGGCAGACGTTCTGAAGAGCCACGTAACGCAGGGTGCCGTGCAGGGTGCTCTTACAAACGCTCAGGGTCGCCTAGAACTTATTGCACGGGTCTTCGCAGAGACCGGCGTTCGTAATATGTTTAAGTCGATCTACAACCTTATCCAGCGTTACGAAGACCGTAAAAAGATTGTGCGTATCAACAACGCCTATCAGGAAATTGACCCGGCAAGCTGGCGCGAAGACCTCGACGTGGATATTAAGGTTGGTATCGGTTACGGAGACCAGAACAACCGCATGGCTAATCTGGCAACGTTCTCTCAGTTTATCGAGAAAGTGGCTACTCAGACAGAGGGCATTGTTTCTCCCGACAACATCTACAATCTTGTTCGACAGATTGGTAAGGAGATGGGCATCAACAACATCGATGCTCTGGTAACTCCACCGCCGCCTCCGCGCACTGAACCAAACATGCAGGAACAGGCTGTTCAAGCACAGAGCCAAGCTCTCATCATGGAAGCTCAG